TCCCCCTGGGGCCCACGGCGGACCTCCTCGGCCCCGGCTTCGCCCTCGGCCGCACCCTGGGCCGCCCGGTCTGGCAGCGCCGCTTCGACGAGATCGCCGACACCATCGCTCGCCAGAGCGGCGCCGTCGGTGATGGCGCGGCGGACGGCGCGAGGGCGCGACGGCGCGGGCCGGCCGTGACGCCAGGTGAACTCCGGGGCGGTGCCGGGATGGCTGATCACTGACCACTGACCGCTGATGACTCGTTGGCTAGGTGTACTCGTAGTGGACGCCGGTGAAGAGAACATCGCCATCGCAGGTGTCAGATTCGTTGTCGGCGGTGCGGTTGACCATGGCGCCCAGGATGTCGCCGGCAGCCAGGGACGTGAGGGCTGAGGATATGTCCCACTCCAGCATGGTGTCGGCGGTGGCGGCGACGATGGCGTTGACTATGGAGGTGTTGTGGGTCTGGTGTGCCTCGCCGGCGGCTGCGTGGTTGATGTAGCCGCTCAGACGTAGGTTGCCGGTGGCCTTGGGGATGAAGACGGCTACGGCCTTGGTGAGTGTGCCGAAGTGGGTGGGCATGCGGGTGGTGGTTGAGCCGGATTGGTTGAGGCTGTTGGCCAGCAAATAGCCGACGTAGGCTCCGTTGGTGCCGTAGGTGGAGCCGAGGTAGCCGTTGGGTCCGTAGAAGCATGGCGCCCAGAGGGATTTGGTGGGGCCGGTGGCCCCGTGGGCGGCGGTGGCGGCGATGTGGGTGTCTATGCCGGCGTGGGTGTTGCTGCCGATGTCGGTGAGGGCGATGTGCGAGAGGCTGCCGGAGTGGTCGGCGCCTCCGATGCTGTGGGCCCGGGCGTGGTGGTCGTCGGCTGATACGCCGGTGAGGTCGGTGTCGTGGCTGTGGGTGTGGGTCTGGGCGTGGTGCTGGTCGGCGCTTACCCCGGATAGGGATCCGTGGCCGACCGTGCCTCCCTGGCCGGCTCCGCTGTGGGCGTGTCCGGAGACGTCCACGCCGTCGACGGTGCCTCCTACGGTGATGAGGCCGTCGACGTTAAGGTCTCCGTCTACGTCGAAGGCGTCGGTGGCGGGTGCGCCTCCGAAGAGCAGGACGACGGCTGCGTCTGTGGGGTTGGCCTCGTCGAAGAAGACTACTCCGCACTTGGTCCCTGCTGTCAGCAGGTTGGGCCTCAGATGGTGGGCGACGGGTACCCCGGCCAGGTAGGTGGCCAGGGAGCCGGTGAGCTGTACGGTGGCAGTGTAGGTCGCGGCGTCGAAGGCGCGGATGATGGCGCGGTGGATGGCGGCGGTCATGGTTCCCCCTTGTGGTCAGTGGTCAGTGGCCAGTGGCCGGCGCGCGCGGCGGCGGCGCGCGGTGCGGCGGCGGCGCGGTCGGTGGCGGCGGGGAGCGGCGTGGTGCGGCGGTGGCGGCGGGCGGTCGGGTCGGTCGGTGGAGGGGGTAGGCCCTTAAAAGGGCGGTTCTGCCCACACATATGGGGGGGTGAGTTTTCCGCGGGGGTTTTTCGGGAAACAACCCCTTCGTGGGTGGGCGCTTCCATGGGGTTGTTCCGGCCAGTGGCTAGTGGGCAGTGGCTAGTGGGCAGTGGGCAGTGGCTAGTGGGCAGTGGCTGGTGGTCAGTCGCTGGTAACTGATCACTGATCACTGACAACTGGCGGGGTGTGGGGAGATAGAGGCGGCGCTTGAGGCCGTCCTTGGACCAGCCGTCCTCGCGCCAGCCTGCCTTGAGGTAGCACCAGCCGGGTCTGGCCCAGTGGCGTGTGGCGGAGTCGAGCTTGGCTGGGCAGACGTAGGTGTCGTACCCATGCTCGGGGATGCCCCACTCGCGGTTGACGATCTCGACCGCTTGGCGGATGAGGTCGCTGGAGAGGTGTGGGCTCTCGTTCCTAAAGAACTGGCAGTTCCACCAGCCGTCGTAGCCGTCGATGCGGCGAGTGCCGACGTGGGGGTAGCGGATAGGGGCGTTGGGGCTGGGGTGCCACCAGATCCAGGCTGCGGCGGCTGTGGTGGGGTGGTTTGGGTGGGAAATGCAGAGGACGATGCGGCAGCCGGGGGGGCCTACCTGGCGGCTGCCGATTTTCTGGCTAGAGTAGTGACGGTCTGCGAGCCGGCAGACTCTGGGGTCGAAGTGGTTGGTTCGCTGCCAGGGGCTGGTGGCCAGTGGGCTGTGGCCAGTCAGGGGTAACTGACCGCTGATGACTGGCCACTGATCACTGGCCACTGACCACTGGTCACTGACAACTCGCTTCACGGCGCTCCGAGGGTGAGGGTGTGGGTGTAGGCGCCCTTGCGGGTGTCGTAGTCCAACTGGAGGGCGAGGACGCGGCGCTTGGCGGCGGCGAGGTTGGCGCGGGTGTCGGTGACGTCGATGACGTCCAGGAGCTCCTGTCCGGCGTGCGGGCGGACGGTGATGCGGTCTTGAGTGGCCGGGATGGCCTGGTCCCGGAGTTCGGCTTGGGCCAGGGCCAGGGTATCGGCGGCGGCGGTGAGGCCGGCGTCGTGGACCTGGTGGATGCGGTTATAGAGCAGGGCGATCTCGGTCCAGTTGAAATCTTGGGAGAAGACGGCGGCGCCGGTGGCCTGGACCTGGTTGGTGTGTTGGGATGCGGTGGAGTACTCGGCCTTTAGGATGGGGTGGGTGGAGGGTGGGGCGGACACCAGGTCCGCCCCTACGTAGGCGTAGGCGCTGGCTTGGGAGGCGGTGGGCTGGAAGATGTAGGCGGTTCCTCCGCGGAAGAAGACGTGGTCGGGGACCTTGGCCAGGAGGCGGGCGGCGGCGGTCGCGCCGGATTCCCCTGGGTGGATGGTGAAGGCCGGGTAGAGGCCCGTACAGGCGGCGGATGCGCCGGGGGTGATGCTGGTGAGCTCGAGGCCGGCCCGGGCCATGATCCAGGCGAGAAGCTGGTAGATGTTCCTGGCGCCGGCGACCCAGGTGATCTGGCGGGGTGAGGTCCAGTTTCTTAGCAGGGCCCAACCTCCGAGGGCGGTGATGACCAGCTCGGCGTGTCCGGGGGTGGCGGTGTACTGGAGTGATTCTATCCAGTAGGCGGGGCCGGAGCTGACCTGGTCGCCGGAGGTGGTGTGGTAGCCGGGGGAGATGGAGAGCTGGGAGCCTCGCTGGAGCTCGAGCAGGGCGCCGGTACCGGGGGTGGCGTACTGGCCGGCGTCGTTTCTGAGGGTGACCTCGGCCTGGCCCGCAGGCGTGGAGCCTGCGGCTACGGGGGCGGACTCGCGGAGGCGGAGGGAGAGGACGTTGGCGGTGAGGTCCAGGCCGGTACCGGTGATAAGGGGGGCTCTCCAGACGCCGGAGGGTGTGGATAGCCAGGCGTAGGTACCGGTGGCGTAGGCCAGGGCCAGGCCTTGGGTGGAGGTCAGGTTGAAGGGGACGGGCTCTCTCCACAGGTTATCCACAAAGTCTGAGGTTAGTGAGGTGTGGGAGAAGTAGGGGCGGTTGTAGCTGGTGGTACCGGAGTACTGCTCGACGAAGAAGAGGCGGAAGACGTCGGGCTGGGCCAGGGACGGGCTGCGGTAGGAGACGCCGGAGCCGGCGCTGGCAGCGGTGAGCTCGGCCAGGGCGGACCAGGTGTTAAGGGCCTGGCCGTAGCCGTCTCCGTAGAGGCAGGTCCAGACGCCGGGGTCAGTGGTTAGTGGCCAGTGGCCAGTGACGGCTACGTTGAAGTCGCCGGAGTACTGGACGGCGATGCCGGTAATGGTGGCCAGGGAGTTGGACCAGGGGGTCTCGGCGCCCCAGCCTCCGGAGTCCTTGACGGAGCTGATGGAGGCGCCACGGTCGAAGAGGACCAGGGTGGCGGCGGTGGTGGGCTTGATGGCAGCGGCGATGACGGTGGGGACCGTACCAGGGCCGGCGATCTGGACCCAGATGCTCCAGGTGAGGCCGTTGTCGGTGGAGGCGGCGTCGTAGACCCGGCCGTCGGTGGAGTCGGCGTATAAGGCGACGACGAGGGCTCCGGCGCTGGCGATGGCGACGCAGGCGGCGTTGGAGCCGGTACCGGCGGGCCAGGTGGCGAAGTCGGAGCTGGGCCCGGGGCTGGCGGTGCGCTGGATCTGGACGGTGTTGGTGGCGGATATCCGGATCCTGACCAGGGAGCCGTCCGCGGGCTGGGTAGCTCCGTGGGAGACTTCGGGCTCGGCGCCGGTGTAGAGGCGCTCCCAGTCCAGGCGTCCGACGCCGGCGGGCTTGCGGATGGCGCGGACCTGGACGAAGGGTGCGGCGCTGGTGGAGCGCTGGGCGGCCAGGAGGGGGGCGGCTAGGGTGCGCATGGGGCGGTGGTCAGTGGTTAGTGGTCAGTGGCCGGTTGGCTGATCACTGGCCACTGATTACTGGCGAGTGGAGGGTGTGCAGTGGGGTAGTGGCCAGTAGCCGGTTGGCTGATCACTGGCCACTGATCACTGTCCACTGTTGGGTGTTTCAGGTTCAGTGCCAGATTATACTGAACGTAGGTGATGACAAACACAAAAACCTCCGTGGTCAAGCGCCAAAGGCCAGACTATTGGACAACTCATGTAGCCGGCATCGTCCGCGATGCCGACAGCCGGGGTCTGGGACGACCCCAATGCTGTCCGACAAAGAATACGCGCGATGCATACGTGGCGAAACCGTAGTGCGGGGGCTTGTCCCCCGCTCCCGGTCCCAGCAGGGGACAAGCGTATGAGACCACGTCACCCAACCGCTTCCGTGGGCTTGTCCTCCGCTCCCGGTCC